ATCTATGCTCCTGTTGTAGAACGCCTTTTAAAAGAAGGTGATTGGGTTTATGGTATGTCGCATATTACTGGAGGAGGAATCCCTGAGAACCTTCCTAGATGCCTTCCGAAGGGACTTAAAGCACACGTTGATTGGAATGCTTGGAGTGTTCCAGAGATCTTCTTAGAGATCCAAAAACAGGGTAATATGGATGAGTTGGAGATGAGAAGAGTATTTAATCTTGGTATTGGATATTGTGTAATTGTTCCTGCCAATCGTGCTGAGTTGACTATGGATATAATTAGAGATGAAGAAATTGCGTGTTGGGAAATGGGAGAGATTTACGATGGCTGTTAATATTTGTATTAATGGTTTTCACGATGGATCGATAACGATTATGAAAGATGGCAAAGTAATTGCACATCTTCTTGAAGAAAGACATAAGAATATGAAGCATTGTACAGATCCTTTGATAGCTTTATCTAAAGTTGGAGATTATGTTGATCGTATAGATCTTGTTTCTTTTACTCATTTATTTTTAGAACATTATAGTCCTCAAATATACTTAACTTATTTAAAACATTTATCTGGAGTTAAGGTTCCAACTCAATGTCCACAATTTATGGATGTTAGAGCACATCAGGAACATGAATGTCATCATGATTTACACGCAATATGTGCCTTTCGTAATTCTGGTTTTTATGATGCTACAGTTATAGTTATAGATGGTGCTGGAAGTACTCATTGGTATGGAAAAGAGAATCAAACCATATATGAAGTTTTTGATTCTGCTGTAGTTTTAGAGAAGACAGTTTGTGGTAGAGGTTTTTATGAAGGTGAAGAAGAACTTCCAGAATATGTCAGTCCAATATCTAATGTTGGTGCAGGATTTGCTTACTCTTCAGTTACTGAATGGCTTGGTTGGCATGGTTTAGATTGTGGTAAAACTATGGGTCTTTCCACATACGGTAAAATTAATGATAATATCCCTTGTTTATTAGATTCAATTCATGGTGGTAATACTAATTTTGCACCAGTTACATTCGGGACAAAAGGAATAGTTTCAGCAAAGCTTTTAGGAATATCTGATGAATTGAAGGAGGATCAAGAATTTAGACAGGATCTTGCATATAGAATACAAAAGGATTATGAAGATTATTTGATTGCTACTTGTGAAAGAGCATTGTCAAAATCAAGGAGTAAAAATTTAGTATTAAGTGGTGGTTGTGCTTTAAATTGTGTTGCTAATTATAAGTTATTGAAATCTTTACCTAAAGATGTTAATTTATATGTGGAACCAGTGTCTGATGATTCTGGTGTGAGTATGGGTGGTGCAATGCAGGTATCGGATATGAGTATAGATTGTAAAGTTGAAAATTTATACTTGGGTACACAGTTAAAATATGATTATCAATTACTTGAACACGAATCTGAATCTGATATAACAGTAGAGGAAGTTGCAAAACTATTAACTGAAGGTAATATAGTTGCTATTGCTCAAGGAAGAAGTGAAATAGGTCCTAGAGCACTTGGAAATAGATCTATTCTATTTGATCCTAGAGTAAAGAATGGTAAGGATATTGTTAATAGTGTGAAGAATAGGGAATGGTTTAGACCATTTGCTGGTACAGTTCTTTTAGAACACGCTAAAGAATGGTTTGATTTAGATAGACTAGAAGAGAGTCCATATATGATGTATGCTGTAGATACTCTACCAGAAAAGATAGATTTAATACCAGCAATAGTTCATGTAGATGGAACTTGTAGAATACAAACAGTTACTGAGAAACAGAATAAAAATTATTATAATTTAATCTCTGAGTTTTATAAGTTGACTGGGATTCCTATTCTTTTTAATACATCATTCAATCTTGCTGGTGACACTATGGTTGAATATATGGATGATGCATTATTTACTATACGAAATAGTGATATTCCTTATATGTACTTACCAGAAATTGGTAAGATTATTCATTGCCCTAAAGATATTTCGGGTGAAATATCTGAGTTTCATTCAGGACATGAAGGACCAAAATACTTACATCAACAACCAGGCTTTGAATATTTTGAAAGAGATGGTATAATAGGTAAAGGTGAGTTTTCTATGTTAAGAAGCGATTACTAATGTCAATTAAATTAACTATTTTAAAATCAGGCGAAACCCTAATTTCAGATGCTAAGGAATTACTTAATGAAAAAGATCAAGTAACACCTTCAGCATACTTACTACAAAATCCTCATCTAGTTACAATACAAGAAAAGAGATTTGAAAAAGAACAAAGTGATTTTGGTGTAGATGTTACACTAACACCTTGGATAGTTCTAACATCAGATACTGATGTTGTTATTCCTACTGATTGGGTTGTGACTATTGTAGAACCATTAGCATCTGTTACCCAGATGTTTATAGATAAAAAAAATTCATTAAAAACTGGAGAAGAAAAAAATGGCAATTAAATGCGTATTGGTTGATGTTGATAATGTCCTTATCACTGAGATTGTAGAAGTTATGGCTGAAGAAGGTGAACCAGATTGCCGTCTAATAAAACCATATAGATTTTTTGAAGATGGTAATATGACACCTTGGATAAAGGCTAGCAATCAAAATGAATTTATGCTAAGATCAGAGGACATTCTTACTATTGCTGATCCCACTGAAGAGGTAATAGAGAAATATAAAGAACTCACTGCATAATGCGATTTTATACAAACGTTCAGATGGTTGGAGACAACTTCTTGGTTCGTGGTTACGAAGATGGAAAACACTTCGCAACCCGTGAGAAGTTTTATCCAACCCTTTTTGTTGACTCAAAAAAGAAGACAAGATATAAAACACTAACAGGTGAGTATGTTGAATCAATTGAACCAGGTACTGTTAGAGAAACCAGAGAGTTTATAAAGAGATATGATGGTGTAGAGAATTTTAATGTTTATGGGAATGAGAGATTTATCTATCAGTATATTTCTGAGAGATATCCAGAACAGGAACTGAAGTTTGATATTGAAAAGATTAAATTAGTTACTCTTGATATTGAGGTTAAATCTGAGCAAGGATTCCCTGATGTAGAATCTTGTGCTGAAGAGATACTCCTTATTACAATTCAGGATTACACAACTAAAGAAATTATTACTTGGGGACAAGGACCGTTTAAACTCAAGCAAGAGAATCATTATTATAAGAGATTTAATAATGAGTATGATCTTCTAAATGATTTCATCAATTGGTGGATGATAGAAGAGAATACTCCAGAAGTTATTACTGGATGGAATACTAAGTTATATGATATTCCATATATGTGTCGTAGGATAGATCGTATTCTTGGTGAGAAGTTAAAGAAGCGTATGTCACCTTGGGGATTGGTGACTGAGGATACAACTGTCATTATGGGTAGAGAACATATTACCTATGATATTGGTGGTGTATCTCAACTAGATTATCTAGATCTCTATAAGAAGTTTACTTACAAGGCACAGGAATCCTATCGTTTGGATTATATTGCTAGTGTAGAACTTGGGCAAAAGAAACTAGATCACTCTGAGTTTGATACCTTCAAGGACTTCTATACTAATGGGTGGCAAAAGTTTGTAGAATACAATATAATTGACGTTGAACTTGTTGACCGTTTGGAAAGCAAGATGAAGTTGATTGAACTTGCCCTTACTATGGCATATGAAGCCAAGGTAAACTATGAGGATGTGTTCTATCAAGTGCGGATGTGGGATACCATCATCTACAACTATTTGAAGAGAAGGGGTATAGTTATTCCTCCTAAGAATAGATCTGATAAAAATGACAAATACGCAGGTGCTTATGTCAAGGAACCGATTCCAGGAAAGTATGATTGGGTTGTTAGTTTTGACCTCAACTCTCTCTATCCTCATCTTATCATGCAGTATAATATTTCCCCAGAGACACTCAGGGAAACTCGACATCCCAGTACGAGCGTTGAAAGGATCTTAAACAAGGAGTGTGAATTTGATGGAGATTATGCAGTTTGTGCGAATGGAGCTCAATACAGGAAAGATGTGCGAGGCTTCCTTCCTGAACTTATGGACAAGATGTACGGGGATAGAGTTATATTCAAGAAGAAGATGCTCCAAGCGAAACAACA